CAAGAGGTAATAGTGCCCAAATCAGGGGCTGCTATTATAGAGAATCCGTTTTATGCAATTATGAATGAACCAAATTCTATATTGCAAAGACTGATTACCAAATTTAATCTGTTAGATGTCATAGACGCTCAATCGGGTTCTGGAAAATTGAACATGATTATTCAGTTGCCTTATGTCATCAAAACAGAAACGCGTCGTCAACAAGCGGCACTGCGACGCCAAGACATAGAAGATCAGTTAGTAAAATCGAAATACGGTATCGCTTATACTGATGGAACAGAAAAAATTACACAGTTAAATCGTCCTGCAGAGAACAATTTAATGGCTCAAATTCAATATTTAACGAGCATGCTTTTCAGCCAGTTAGGTTTGACAGAGAGTATATTAAATGGTACTGCTGACGAGAAAACTATGTTAAATTACATGCAAAGAACAGTTGTTCCAATTCTATGTGCTATTACGGAGGAATACCGAAGAAAGTTCTTAACGAAGACAGCAAGAACACAGGGTCAGACTGTCATGTTCTTCAAGGATCCATTTAAATTAGTTCCTATTAGTAGCTTGGCCGATATTGCCGATAAGTTTACTAGAAACGAAATTATGTCATCCAATGAAATGAGACAAGTTGTGGGATTGAAGCCTTCTAATGATCCTAAAGCAGATGAACTTCGTAATAAAAATTTGAATGAGTCGACAGACAACAGTAATCCTCAAGATCAGACGAATCAAGAGAATAATATTGTTGAACAAAACCAGCTAGCAAATCTGAAAGAAGCCGCATAAGGAATTGCTTGCAAAACATTAAGTACTGAATAGGAGGTTAAAAATCAAAATGGGAAGACCAACAAAGTACGATTTTAGTGGATGGGCCACTAGAAATAACCTAAAATGTTCAGACGGAAGAACGATTTTAAAACACGCTTTCAAAGATAATGATGGTATGACCGTCCCTATGGTGTGGAACCACGATCATCAGGATCAGGAAAGTGTTTTAGGCCACGCTTATCTCGAAAACAGAGAAGAAGGCGTCTATGCTTATTGTTCTTTCAATGAAACTGAGCATGGTAAACATGCTAAACAATTAGTTCAGCACGGAGACATTGTCGCTTTGTCTATTTATGCAAATCAATTAAAGCAGAATAGCAATAAAGAAGTGATTCATGGCAATATTCGTGAAGTGAGCTTAGTTTTAGCAGGCGCAAACCCAGGCGCATATATCGAAACTGTTCTTTCTCACTCAGACAACGATGAGGAAGAAGCAAAAATTTATCATGTAGATGAATCTGATTCTTTGGAAATGTATCATGCAGATCCGGATCCTAAGACTGAAGACTCTAAACAAGAAAAAAATGATGGCTCTGGCGATAAAGAAGAGACTCTTCAAGAGATCGTCGACTCTATGAACGAAAAGCAAAAACAAGCTGTTTATCTTTTAGTTGCAGCAGCCATCGAAGAAAATTCTGATAAAAAAAATCAGGAAAGTATGAAACACAATATTTTTGATTCTGAAGATTTAATGGAGGAAAAAGAAATGAAATTCAATGTTTTCGAAGGAATTACTAACAAAGATGGATCCGAATTCACCCATTCCGATTTCAATGATATTCTTACAGATGCTAAGAAAGGTTATTCTCTTAAAGAAACCTTTATTAGTCATGGTATCACTGGTATCGAGAATTTAATGCCTGAGTACAAACACGTTAACAACGGTGTTCCAGCTGTTGTCAATAACGACCAGACTTGGGTTGATGTTCTTATGAATGGTATCGTTCATGTTCCATTTGCTAAAATTAAGTCCAGCTATTTCGATATTACCGCTGATGAAGCTCGCGCTAATGGTTGGTTAAAAGCCAATGCTGCCAATGATAAAAAGAAAGTCGAAGAAACCATTCTTGCTTTCAAGCGTACTACTGATCCTCAGATGATCTATAAGAAACAGTCTATTGATCGTGATGACGAAATTGATATCACCGACTTTTCCGTTGTCGCTTTCATCAAAGAAGAAATGAGAGGCAAGTGGCGTGAAGAAGTCGCTCGTGCCATTCTTGTCGGTGATGGTCGTGACGCTCTTTCTACAGAAAAGATTAAGGAAGATCGTATCCGTCCAATTGCAAAAGACGATAGCCATTACACTATGACTCGTTTACTTGGCAATAATGCTTCTACTGTTGCAGAACTTGCTGGTCTCTTAGTTGATGATTCTGTGTGCGCAATGGAAGACTATAAGGGTTCTGGTAACATCACTGCATTTATTCGTCGTGATGTTGTTTCCAAGATGCTTCTTTTGAAAGATCTTAATCAGCGTCGTATCTATAAGAATCTTGCAGAACTTGCTACCGCAATGCTCGTTGATAGAATTGTTCCAGTTCCTTCTAACATTATGGGCGATGTTCTTTGCGTTGAGATCGACCTTCATGACTACAATCTCGGTTCTAATCCTGAAGGAAAAGATAAATTCTTTGATGATTTCGATATCGATTTCAACAAGCAGAAGTATCTCATTGAAGGTAAGTGCTCTGGTGCTAACGTCCATCCATATTCTGCATTTGTTTTCAAGAAGTCGACTCAGGCCGCTACTGCCAACACTGGCAATACCGAAACTGGTAACGAAACTACCGAACCTCAGGGTTAATAAATTATGAAATTCTCTGGCAAAATCGGTTATGCTGTAACCGAAGAAGAAGAAGAACAACCTGGTGTGTGGATAAACAGATACGTTGAAAAACCAGTCGTTGGTGACTACATTAAGAACTATTTCAGAAATAAAAGTTCTGATAAAGTTAATGACGATGTAGTTTTAGCCTCTTCAATTAGTATTATAGCAGATCCATATGCCATGTCTAATTATAATTTCATAAGATATGTTAAGACTTCAGAGGGTGTTGCATGGAAAGTTGAATCGATCGAAGTGCAGTACCCTCGATTGATATTGTCTCTGGGAGGTGAATACAATGCATAATAGAATTACGCTGCATAAAGAACTGGTAAACATTCTAGGAAGCAAGTATGTATATTTTCAACCACCAGAGACACTACAAATGAAGTATCCGTGTATTGTTTATGAACGTTATGACATTTCCAATACACATGCTGACGATTTGGTATACATTCAGCCTCGTCAGTATCGAGTAACTGTGATTGACACAAATCCGGACAGTGATATTGTTACAAGAATGTCTCAATTTCCAACTGCAAGATTCATTCGTCATCAAGTTATCGACAATCTAAATCATGACACATTTAATATCTATTATTAAGGAGGATATATTATGCCTGAAAGCAAAAAAATTCAATGGGATGCCGCTGGTAAACATTTCTATGAAACCGGTGTCGATCATGGTGTTTTGTATAAAATGAACGTCGATGGTAAAACCTATGGTAAGGGTGTTCCCTGGAATGGTTTAACCGCTGTTACCGAAAGCCCAGAAGGTGCCGAAGTTACTCCAATTTATGCAGACAACATCAAATACTTAAACTTAATGTCTGCTGAAGACTTTAAAGCCACAATTGAAGCTTATACATATCCAGATGAATTCGAAGAATGTGATGGCTCTGGCGAATTAGCTGACGGTGTTAAAATTGGTCAGCAATCTAGAAAAGCTTTCGGTTTTGCCTATCGCACTAAATTTGGTAACGAACTTAATTCAGAATTAGGTTACAAGATTCACTTAATTTATGGTGCAACCGCTGCTCCATCTGAAAGAGCTTATGAAACTGTGAATGATTCCCCAGACGCAATGACATTCTCTTGGGAACTCTCCACAATTCCTGTGGACGTTACCGGTTTCAAACCAACTGCCCATGTTGAAATTGATTCGACAAAGGTTGATGCTGCTAAACTTGCTTTAATTGAAGCTGCTTTATTTGGCACTGACAATACCGAACAAGTTACAGCGATTTCGGCGAAAGTCCCTGGTTTTACTGGCGATCCAATGCTCTTATTACCAAACGATCTCATCGCTTTGCTTGCGAACTAAGTTCGTAAACAATTAAATTTAAGACCCTTCCTCTCTAAATTCAAAATGGACCGGAGGGGTCTTTTTGTATGCGTATCCAGTCATGCATTCTGGCGGCGCATATTTATTTAAAAATACAAAGGAGTAAAATAAAATTATGCTTAAAAAAACTATTACTTATGAAGACTTTAATGGTGATGAAATCACTGAAGATTTCTACTTCAATTTAACAAAGGCTGAAATCGCTGAAATGGAACTTGAAGTCCGCGGCGGTCTTAGTGCAACCCTTGAAAAGATCACCAAAGCTAAAGAAACGCCTGTTTTAATCAAAATCTTTAAGGATTTAATTCTTCGTTCTTACGGTGTTAAGAGTGATGATGGTAAGCGTTTCATCAAGACTAAAGCCATGCGCGAAGAATTTGAACAGCATGCTGCGTTTTCTGCTCTTTTCATGGAGCTTGCTACTGATGCAAATGCCGCTTCTGAATTCGTGAATGGTATTGTTCCTTCTGATGTTTCCAAGAAAATGAAGGAACTTGAAAGCAAAAAAGAAGCTGTTAAAAGAAGTAATTAATAAGTAAAATGGAGGAAACTAAAGATGGCGCTCGAAATCGAAGTTGCTGCTCATGAAGGCTGGGATGCTGAAAAAGAAGAATTTGTTAAAGCTCCAGGCGCTACTCTTCGCTTAGAGCACTCTTTAGTTTCCTTGTCTAAGTGGGAAAGCAAATACAAAAAACCATATCTTAAGGACGATAAAGAAAGAACAAGAGAAGAAATATTGGATTACATTAAATGTATGACTATTACACAAAATGTTCCAGATGAAGTTTATTCTTTATTAACCGAACAAGATTTGAAAAAAATTAATGACTATATCGTTGATTCAATGACTGCAACTTGGTTTAACGAAAATAAAGCTAGCAATGGCTCTAACCCACAAGTACATGAAAAAAAAGAGCAAATTACTAGTGAGCTTATTTATTATTGGATGATTTCTTATAGAATTCCGATACAATGCGAAAAGTGGCATTTAAACAGACTACTGACTTTAATCAGAGTCTTTCATATTAAAGATGCTGAAGCTAATGGAAAATCAAATAAGATGTCTAAGAGAGATGTTCTTTCACAGAATAGAGCTTTAAATGCTGCTAGAAGAAAAGCTTTGGGGACTAAGGGGTAACATATGAGTATAAAAGTAAAAACAAAAGGTAATTTCAATAATACTGAAACCTTTCTTATTAGTCATAGAACCTCTTTATTTACCGATGAAGATTTACTCATTATCGCTGAATATGGATTGGAAAAATTCAAAGATAACACCCCTAGTAAAAGCGGAAAAACTTCTGAGTCTTGGTCTTATGAAATAATTAATACCAAGAAAGGAAGAGCAATTGACTATAAGAATTCAAATATTCAAAATGGTTTGAACATAGCCATTTTAGTCGATACTGGCCATGCCACAGCTCAAGGCAAATGGGTTTCAGGCGCTCATTATATTGATGAGACTATCGATGATATATGTTCGTATATAGACAAAAATAAATAAACGGGAGGAGCTTAATGAACTATGAGTGATACAGTAGATACTCGAGTGGTTCGAATGGAGTTTGACAACAAACAATTCGAAAAAAATATTAAGAAAACTAGTCAATCATTAGAAAATCTTAAGCAGAATCTCGACTTCAAAGGGGTTTCTGATAGCCTCAATGAAGTAAAAGTTAGAATTTCTGCTTTAGAAATCGCAGCTACTACATTTGTAGTTAACCTATCAAATAGATTAGCTAATTTGGCAGTAACGATGGTTAAATCATTATCCGTAGATAATATTTCTGCTGGTTGGTCAAAGTTTAGTGAAAAAACAACCTCTGTTGCTACCATGATGGCACAGAAAATTAGAATTGCCGGCCAAGAAATTACGGATCTTGGTTTAAAAACTGAAGTTGTAAATAAGCAGCTGGAACTTTTAACATGGTTCTCTGATGAAACTTCTTATTCCTTTACTGATATGGTCAACAATGTCGGTAAGTTTACTGCTGCCGGTCAGGATTTAGACGTTTCAGTTAAAGCAATGGAAGGTATTGCAACTTGGGCCGCTTTGTCAGGTCAAAATGCGCAGACTGCTTCTAGGGCAATGTATCAATTAGCACAGGCTATGGGTAAAGGCAAAATCCAGAAAATTGACTGGATGTCTATCCAAAATGCTAATATGGATACAGAAGAATTCAGAGAGACTATCTTAGCAACTGCTGTTGCAATGGGTCAGTTAACAAAAGAAGGAGATAAATTTGTTACTAAAACTGGTAAGAAGTTTACTCAATCTCAGTTTACAGACTTTCTTAGTGAAGGATGGTTTACAAGTGATGTATTGGTCAAAGGCCTTAACAAGTATTCTGCAGCCATTGACCAAATTTATGAGATCTCAGAAAGAGAAGGCATAACTGCTTCTGAAGTCATAGAACAATACGGTGATGAGTTAGATGCTTTTGGTGTAAAGGCATTCAAAGCTGCCCAGGAAGCGAGAACCTTTGCAGACGTGCTATCTTCTGTTAAAGATGCTGTTTCTTCAAAATGGATGACAACTTTCGAAACCGTATTTGGCGGTCAAGAGGAAGCTGTTAAGTTATGGACCGATTTAGCAAATGAATTATACGATGTCTTTGCTGAGAGCGGTAATTTCAGAAATGATATTTTGTCAGTTTGGAAAGAGTTAGGAGGCCGTGATGATTTATTCGCTAAAGGTGGAGACAATCAAGGTGCTTTCTGGAACATATATGATGCAATAATTGCTGTTAGAGATTTAATAAAATCTGCA